ATACTTACGTGAGCACCCATTGTTATCTGCGGATATAAAAGGCTATACCCTCTTTGGATCGTCGCACGGTCAAATGCATCTGTATTGTCACTTGTCCAATTCTGCGGCACATAATACAACATTCCCGGATCAAATCGCGCACCACCACTGGAACATCCTTCAATCAGAACATCCGGATATTTTTCTGTAATGCGTTCCAAAATATCATATAATCCAAGCACATACCGATGACTGATCTCTTCTTTTTGCTGTACTCCCAGACATGCAGAATTCACATCTGTCAGCGGTCGGTTCATATCCCACTTTATGTAATTGATTTTTCCATCTTTCAAATAAAATACCAGCTTTGCTTCTTTTTCGCCTATTGGATTCACAACTATTTTTTTCAAAAAACTGTCTACAACTGTCTTGGTTATGTCGTCCGGGCTGATTCCATCAAGCTGCTTTACGGAATGTGCAATTGCTCTGATTTGGTTTTCTATCGGAACAATATCATCCTGTATGGTTGACAGTTTTTCAATTTGCTTCTTGTATTCTTCAATTTGAGCTTCTAGTTTTTGACTCTTTTCAATGAATACAGCATCACTAATAGCTCCGTCCAGATTGTATTCCAGTAGCTTATCACTTTTGCGTTCAGCGACATTTATTTGCTTTTCGAGTCTTTTGATTTCAGTTGATGCGTCTGCCTGGTTCATGGATGAATGATATATTTTAATGAACTTTTCGGCAATTTGTTCAATATCACCAGAAGATTCACGAATTAATTTCGCAATAACTTCTCGAAGTTCTCTGTCATCGATGTAAAAAGAATCACAGCTTGCAGCACCTTCTTTTATTTTCCTACTGCAAACCCATTTAACATCTTCTTTTCCTCGAAGTGTTCTTTGTTTAAGCCAATATGATGCACCGTCATTTCCGCAAATAAGCATCCCTGTGAACACATTTTCACTCTTTTTGATAGATGTTCTACGGGTTTTTACAATCTCGCCACGTGCATCAATATATTCGTTTGCTTTTTTCCACACTTCTTCGTCAACGATTTGTGGAACATGGCTTCCGTCATCTTTAAACATCACCCATTCTGATTCTGGAAGAAACTCCTGCTTTTTGGTGAACATATCAACAATCTTAACTTTACCACCGGCATAATATCCTTTATACTTTGGGTTTCTTATAATGTGGCGAATAACATTTCTGTCGATTTTACCGCCTTTGTAATTGCGATAGCCCATGTTGTATAATTTTTTTTCTAATTGAGGCGTTGTCCATTCACCGGATGCATAGTCTTCAAAAATCATTCTAACCATTTGAGCTTCAGATTCATTTATCGTGAGTTTTCCGTCTTTTTTGTCGTACCCGTAAATCCTAGAGTTTCCAAGGACAACCCCGTTTTTAATAGATTGCTTGTGTCCAAATTTAACACGGTTAGAAAGCTTTCGGACTTCATCCTGTGCGACGCCAGCCATGATCGTCAATCGAAGTTCGCTGTCTTCATCAATGGTGTTGATGTTGTCATTCTGAAACCACACGCATACGCCCCAAGAAAGCATTTGCCTAGTATACTGGATACTGTCAAGTGTGTTTCTGGCAAAACGCGTGATCTCTTTTGTGATAAGCATATCAAATTTCCCGTTCTTTGCATCTTCAAGCATTTCTTTGAACTGCTCACGATGTTTGGTTTGTATGCCAGATATGCCATTATCAATATATCCTTTAGCAAACTTCCAGTTTCTATTGCTTTTAATGAATTCTTTATAATACTGGGTTTGGTGTTCAATGGATACCTGCTGGTCTTCGGAATCTGTACTTACACGAGCGTAAAAAGCAACTCGTAAATTCAAATCATAAATAGAACGGGTTCTTAGCCTTTCTCTTGTATGGTATATGTTCATTTCGATTCTCCTTCAAAAAGGAGCGAAACCATTTATATTATACTCCATACAATGATTTCGCTCAATGCTTTTTAACATTTATTTATTTGCGTGATGATCTTTGTATATACTTCTCGACTTATTATACCTTCATCATATAATCTTTTATTTATAATCAGCATGACTATCTTATCGGTCACATGACATCCCTCCTAATTCACAAAATCAAAAATATTCATCTGTCCTTGTATTTCTTCTATTTCATCTTTTGTAAAAAATTTGCAGGCTGTCCAATTCGGATTCCAGTCAGCATCCAGTTCGTAATTTAAGCATTTGCATCTTTTAACGTTTTTAAACATCGCGCATTCAAAGCATTGATGTTCATAGTTCGTACCGCCCGAACGCTTGTACATTTCGCTGATTCTTCTCATAGGCTGATGTCCTTCCATAATTCCGGGCATCTGGCAAAGTCATGCTCGCATTCTGTATATATGATGCATTTGTGGCAATCATGCCTACCAATTTGCTTTGCGTATTGTCGTATTACTTTCCTACATATAAGCACCAGTTCTGGCGTGATATCTAACTTTTCGTCTTTGCCCTCCATACTTTTCTCCTTTTCTTTGTTGCTGCATATTCAAATTTGCCTTCTTTTACGCAATCTCTTGGGTCGCATCCTCGACTATGACCGACCATAAAAATATAATCGCACGTTTGCATTTTCCCTGATGTGCCGTTTGATTTCGGATAGAACTTGCAGTCTGTGCATTGACGATTAGTTAAATTCTGAATTTCTTGTGGTGTCAATTTTTTCCACGGTTTACGCTTGTTTTCCATTTTCACCGCCTTGAATCTTTTTGATAAGTTCCTGCTTCATTGCATCCGCTATGTGTTCCCTGACTGATTCTTCAGGAAAAGGGATTTCCAATGATCGCTCTAAAATTCTGTTTGTAATGCGGTCATCATATTTCAATTGGGAAATAGGATAATTACTGGTGAAAATTGTGGTTTTCTTGTCCACATACCGACCATTGATGATTCCGTAGAATTTTTCATTAATCCAATCTTTCCCAGATTCCGCACCAAAATCGTCAATAATCAAAATATCCGCATAAGTCAAATCACTAATCAGCTTATTCTCTGCGTTTTTCCCTCGTTCTCCCCATGTTGACTTTATCTCATCGAGAATTTTTAGGGATGTTGTGAATTTTACCGATTTCTGATGCTTTTCTATCATCTCATTTGCCATGCTACATACAAGCCTTGTCTTTCCAGAACCTTTAGTATTTGAATATATGTACAGCCCAATTCCCTGTTTCTGCATCTGTTGGATATTTTCGATCCAATATTTAACAGCTTTTGCCGCCTGTATGAATATTTCCTTACTTTCTGGAAGTTGATACACGCTGCTTTTCATATTTGAAAATCTGCATTCTTTGTACATATCCGGCATTTCGGCAAATTGCAGCTGGTTCTGCAAGATCATCTTCTTTCTGATTCCGCAATGGCATTCTTCACAATAAAAAATGCCATTATCGTCCCTTGACCATATCCAACCAGAACCGCCGCAATCAGGACAATCAGTCTGCAAATGGAGTGTCTGAGATTTCACTTCCTCCGCATTGTTCAAATGGGATAAGCGGTTTGACATGTCTTTGAGCTGTTCTAGTGGTTCCATGCTGTCCCTCCTTGTTGTAGTTTCCTTCCAACGTCTTAATAAAATTATTTGGCTTGACAAACCAGTCAAATGTTATCATCCATCCTCTGTTATTCTCGCCTCGAAGAAAATCACTGTTGCGGACGTTATTGATTGCATTAAGGACTTCATCAATTCCGTATTCACGGATTCGCCCTTTGAGTAACTGATATCTTTTTGATGATGGTTTGATATCACGTATCGGATTGATGCCAACTTCCTGTAATTTGTTCCATTCCTCGATGATGCGTCGGACATTAGTCTGACATATAGTATCTTTAGATACTATTAATTTATTATCTTTCTCTTTATCTATATCTTTATCTATATCTGTGTCTTGACATGGTTGACATGTCATTGACATGTCAATGATTTCTTTTGACATTTCTTTTTTCTTCCTTGCTCTGGATTCTCTTTTTTTGATTCTGTTATATTCTTTTAATTCTGAAAGTTTATCAGTTGACTGCCATTTTTCCCATGCAGATAAACAAATAAAATCATCTACAATTTCGATCATTCCGAATTTCTCAAATGTAGCTAACCCAAGTCTTATTGTATTTATATCCATCTTGAATTCTTCTGCCAACATTTCATCTGTGTATGGTATTTCCTTCGTGAAAAATACAAATCCATCATCGTTTGAATTTCCGGCAAGGCACATAAGGAAAATCCACATTAATGCAATTGTGTCTCCATCTGGAAGTGTTCTTATCTGTTTGATTTTTCTGTTATCTGGCAATCCCGTTGATAATTTTATCCATTTTACATCCGCCAATCATCTCACCTCTTTATTTGCTTCTCTGTGTTTGTCACAGCTGTCATCATCTTCTACAAGGATCCCCTTACGGTCGCAAAAGCCATCTTCGATGTCTATGCATGTGCAGCAAGTATTATCTATCATGATTTTCATCCCAATCTAATTTCTGTCCACACTTATTGCAGTAAAAATCCGACTTATAAAGTCCCTCTCTATTACAAACTGGACAATCACCTTTTGTCGTATAATATCTGCCTGAAAAGTCAAGGATAGTCTTTATATTTTTAGGCTTCTTTGGAATCTGCTTATGTAATGCATTCATTGCTATTGCAACTGCTTTATCGAGATATGGAGTCGGTCTACCCTCATAATGTATTCTAAAAAG